AGTCTGTGCACCACCAGCAGAACCAGTAATCCAAGTCTTGTAACGTCTGTCTTCAGTCTCAGAAGCTCTGTAACGTACGTGCAAGAATGGACGCTTAGCGTTCTTACCCATGATTTGGTCATACACTGAAGTAGAACCTGCAGGAACCAACAAACCAGTGATAGTACCAGTTGCAGTTGCAGCAGTAGCATTAAGGCCACCACGCATAGTTGGGTCGTTCAAGTACTTCCAGTCAGACTTATAGAAGTCATAACCTCTACGGAATCCAGTGAATCCAAGGTTCAACGCCATGTCAACATCGTTGTCGAACAAACCGAATGATGCAGACTGAGCAACACCACCAGAAGTATATCCGTTCAACTGAGCCAACATATTGTCGATATCGAAAGACAATCCACGATTTACGAAGATTACGTTCTCCTCGATAGCTCCCTGCTTGTCAAGACGAGAAACGATAGTATCCCAATCAGAAAGACTGGTTGGAGTTCCACCGCCCCATACGTTACCTCTGTTGTTAACAACATAGAAGATACCTTCAGAACCCATCATTCCAGCAGTCTTAGCACCAGAACTATTAGCAGCAGGAACTGCTTCAATCATTGCAGTCTCAAGGTAGTCCTCAAAACGTAGACGAGTCTCATGCTCAGACTTCAAATACCATAGGTATCCAGTAGCACCGTTCTCAGTAGTTACTTCTACCCATCCAATCTGAGCCATGTCAGAACCGTTAACCGCATACTTATCCTTGATGATAATAGGGTTGTTAGAGTAGATTTCATCTTCAGATTCCAAAGAACCTACCATTCCGTTAGTTCCTTTCTTAAATTCAGAACCGTAGATAAATACAGTACACTGAGTAGAAACTGCGAAAGCTTGTCCAGCAGCCTCATAGAAAGCAACAGTGAAAGTAGTAGCAGAAGGTACAGCAGTAACGATACCTTTGTTGAACACGCCTGAAGCATTGTTCTGAATCATTACAGTCTGTCCAACACGGATTGCAATGTAAGTAACACCTGAATCAGAAACAGTGAATGTAGCTGTAGGGGAAGCAGCAGCAGCAGCTGAAGCTACGTCAGTGTACTTAATGTGCAAACGGCCTTGTTCAGCCCATTTGATTTGGTCAGAGTTAGAAGGCATCTCAGCTCCTACCATTCGTAGGAAAGAAGCGATGGTTCTGTTACCATAACGCTCAAATTCTTTCTCGTAAGTATCAGGAAGATACTGGTTCAAGAAGTTGAAGTTGGTAATGTAGTTAGTTTGCAAAGCCACCTGCTCAGCCGCTGGCTGAAGTTGAAAGGATGGGCTCGCTAATAATGCACTTGCCATTTTTTTTAGTTTTTAGTTTTTACATTTTTTTTGCACTGCGGATTCTCAGGTTTCTACCTGAGTCAGGGTTTACCGCTCTCACCTGCATTCCTCCTGTTGGCTTGCCAACCTCAGGAGCTCTACGCTCCGTCATGTTAATGTTCTTGATTTTACGAGTGACATCGTCAGTAGCATCTGACATACCTTGCTCATAAAAGAACTTAGCAAACTTCTCAGGGTTCATTGCCATGGCTAATGACCTGTGGTATCCCGCTGCGTCTTTAATCATTCCGCTCTCATCCAAAAACTTGTTGATAAAGTTTTGTGGAGTAGCTTGAATTCTCTTCAACTCATTGGCATCACCCGGAGCAAACGAAATCTTCTTATCATTAATGTTGAACTCAAATCCTTTGAAGTCTTTACTAAAGACCTCATCTGTCTTTTGGTCAAACCATTTACGCTTTCGATTGGTCTCCTCCTCTATAGTTTTCGCCTCACTAACATATTGCTTGTAGCTATCATACAACTCCTTATCTTCATCGGAAACGAAGCCCATACTTGACTCAAGTGGGACTGTGTATTTTTCCTTCTGATTGTTGAAGTACTTCTTAGCCTCAGCAATAATTTTCTTTCTAGCTATCTTGACTTTCTTAACAGTAGACTCATCATCCAAATCTTCATCGTATGAATAATCTTCCATTAAAGCATCAATGTCCTCACTGTCTAATCCTTCTTGAGTAGATGTGAGATAGCTTTTAAGTAGCTCTTCGGAATTCATTGAATCAAAGTCTTTCCTTAATTCCAAGAAATCATCGAAGCCTCTACCAGTTTCTTTTTTGTATTTCAAATAAGCGGACACATCTTCAGGCAAAGGCTCAGCGTCTTTACGCTCAGCAACCAAGTCATCCAATGAGTTAATCTGCTTATTGTATCTTTTACCAATATATGAAAGAACGTCCTCGTCTTTGAAGTTAAACTCGGCTGGCTCAGATTCAGTTTGAACAGCGCCATCCCCTGATGTGAAATTATTTCCGTCACCATCTAGTGACTGCTCATGCTTTTCAATCAATTCATTTTCTACTTCCTGAACCCCTTTTGGCTCAATGACCTCTAGTGACCTTACTTTGATTTCCATTTTATTAGATTTTATTGTACAAACTTAATTAATTATTTTAACATTTTATCGAGGCTCAAATTCAGCCAAGTCAAAGCCATCCAAACTGTCTTCGTTAGACTCAAAGTTAAGCGGAGGAAGATTGTTCTTTCGCTGATTAATCAACTTAGATTGCTCTGTATTCTGCTGGCTTATTCTTTTTGCCTTAGCGTCCTCCTTCATCATCTCCCTTTCAGTCAAGCTTCCAACGTCCATGCTTCTCAATTGAACATTGTAATTAAACTCTTCTCTCATGAGCTGAGCTTTAAGTGCCGCTTCGTTCTTACTCTTCTCAATATCAAACGCAACCTCTGCTTGTTTCAACTGCATTTTAGCTTGAGCCTCCATTTGTATAGTTTGCATAGCGGTCTCTGCTGCCAACTGCTGCGCTTGCATTTGCTGCTGAGCAATGATAGCTTGCTTCTGCATAGCCATCTTCTCCTCACGCTCCTGCAGTTTAATACGCTTCATCTTCAACAATTGATTAGCGAGCTTGATATTTCTAATCTCCCTAATGTCAATTGCATCCTCAAGGTTGATATCTCCTTTAGACAATGCCATTTGAATGTTAGCCTCAAGCTGTGCTTTCTGCTCTTCGTCAGGAGACAGTTCAATAAAGATACCAAAGTCATAAATGTATAGGTCCTTAATCTCGTTTAGGATAGATACATTGTACTTACCTATTTGATTTGCAAATTCGTCAGCAAAATCAGAGTACTCTAATATGTCAGCAACTCTATATGTCAACGCCTCTGACAGAGACCTATAAAGATAAAGACTGCCATCAAGGATGTGACGAGTAGCTGTGTTCGAGTTTAATGCAGCCAACTTCTGTAGGCCAACCAATGAGTTAGGGTCAGGCATTGAACCATCCCTAGCCTCATTAAGACCTGTAACAGAGCGAATCATATCAATGTAATGATTCATGTTCGTGATTAGCATCTGAGTCTTTCCTGAGCCAGAACCTGAATTTAGCTGCTGAATAGGAACCTTAGCGTTATTGAAGTCTCCGTCCTGAGTGTAGCTACGTCCGATAACACTACCTGTCTGGAAGTATAATCTCAATGCATCCTCAGGATTGTAGGCGTTGCCTGTACCCAAGTCAATCTCGTTCAGTCCATCGGCATCAATGAATACACCATCAGGCACAGTACGTGCAATGACTTGCTGTAGCTTTAGGTGAGTGATTTGAATCAAGTCAGCAAATGGAATCATCCTTCTGCACAATGACTCAATAACTCCCTTATACATACGTGGAGCGCAAGCTACATAGTTTGGCAATGCGTGCTGTGAAGCAGACTTAGGACGTACCATGTTCTCAGACATCCTCCATTGCAAAAGAATGTTGGTACCCATAACCATGATGCCTTCGTACCAAACGTCAATTGTCTTATCAATCTTCTCAAAGTTCCCTTCCTCCATCATTTCTGTAGGGGGATTGAAGTTGTCGTCCTTCTCAATTACTCTGGAGCCACCACCATCTAGATTCTTTTTCTTATAAACAATCTTCTTGGTAGTCTTGTAATTAAAGTAAAGCAACGTGCAGGTGTCTCTATAAAACATACTGTTCTCATAAAACTGAGCTACGTTGTAGTAGTCATACCAAGATTGGCTGTACTGAGTAATTTGCTGTAAGTCTTCTTTAGTTAAAGATTGGTCAATCTTCATCAACTCAGATATTGGAAGGGTCTTAATCTCTCCCCAATAAAAACAATCTTTAAAGAATGGGTCCTCAGTGTAACTATAAATTATATTCGCAGGGTCTACATAAGAAATCTTTACGCCTTCACCCTGAAGGAACTCATGCTTGGCAACGCCAATGCCAACTACAGTTAAATCATAATTCAATCTCTTTCTGATGTCATCGTAATGATTCTCATCAAAGATGGTATTGATTGCTTCTTCTTCAGCAATCTCAATTGCAGGCTTGTAGTTAAGCTGCATATATAGTGATAGCTCCTCATCAGTTTGAGGCAACTCTTCTGGTTCCATCATAAATGGATTAGCCCCTGTTTCTTCTTGAATAATTTCAAGCACAGGTTTTGCTACCATCTGACCCTCAATCATGTCCTGATACTTACTTCTCTTTGCCTGAGACATTGCGTCCTGAGCGTATGCCTTTACCTTAAATAGTCGGTCAGACATTCCGTTCACAACGATGTCTACAAACTTGGGGAGAATAGGAACTGGAGTCCAGTCTAAGTTTAAATAAGACAAGTCTCCGTCAATAGCTAATTCATTTTTATATTTACCGATGGGCTGCTCTCCACGAGCATATAGTCTTAATCTTCTGAAGTCTTGCCATTGGCCATAGTATCTACAGGAGTTACCATCTTTTCTAAACCATTCGTATTGTATAGCTTGACCGATTTGTAGACCAAAGGTATCCGATGCTTTTTCAGCATCCGTGGCCAATTGGCTAGGAAACGATACCGAATTGATTTGGATTGTTATATTCTTCATTTGTCCAATTGACTTAAAGTCCCTTCGTTCTTATATTTAGCGAAGTTAATAATTAATTTCGATTCTTTTTTTTCAGGCACGTACAGGTGCTTCTGATTGGCCATTATTGCTAGGCCTGAGCTAATACAAGCATCAAACTTTGTTCGGTCATTTATGTCGAATTTAGCCCAATCTTCAAGCGTTCTTGTAAATGACATGGTGCCCATGAGGTCCGCATCTCTGTACTTCCCTTCTAAATCAAGACCCACAAATTTCTCAATGTAAGACTCGATTGCTGAAGCGTGAGCTTGCTTGACATCTTCTGATGAGTTTGGTATTCCACCTAACTCTCGTTCAGTCTTGGTCAATTTCGCAAACTGTTTGTCCGGTCTGTTGATAGAAAACCCTCTGTACCCCCTGTTCTTTAGGTGATACAATAATCTTGGCTTATTGTTTTCAACCAAGATTGGCATACCATAAAACACACAGGCCATCAATACTTCTTCGAAAAATATCTCAGCAGTCTGTGGCCTTGCTATATATTCTAAGAAGAACTCATTTGATGGGCCATCATCCATGTGGAATTTAGTCATTCCATGAAGCGCTCCGTTAGAACCACGTCCGCCAACCACAGCAGATATATCGTATGAATCACATCCAAATGACCCAATATGTTCATTTCCGGGACACTTAATACCATTACGAATATGCACATTGTTCTGAAGATGTTTTGGTGGGAACCAGCTAATTGAAAACCTACCTCTATTGTCAGGGGTCCAAATCACGACAGTATCTTTAATACCATCCTTCCAAGAGAAGGAGCCCCTTGTGAGGTA